ATCACGCCACTGTGCCGACTGGTGTGTAGTATAGATAAACTTCTCGTCTCCATCATAATTAAGATGGGCATAATAAAGACTGCCACCAGTTTTGCCCCAATCCACTGTATAGATGTCGCTGTTTGGCTCAAAAATAACTTCAGGCATACTCTCCTTATGCTGGGTTAAACCCAACTCTTGAAGCTACAGCGATGTACTCCCACTTAGTATCAGCAGCGTTATACTTGAATCCATAGTGGGCAACACTAATATAGCCAGAGGTGGCACTGTAGCCCAAGCTACCAGGCATCCCTGTCGCCACTATGGGTCTATAGATACTATTCCAGGTAAACGATATAACGGCTGAGTTACTAGTGTTCTTGATTCTGAATGTTATGACTTCCCCATTAACCGGCGTTCCAGTAGGGACACCAAAAGTTATAGACCCGGCGGCCTGTGTTCTTGTATAGAAATCATATTGAGAAACATCAGGCGTAAGATTCCCGCTAGTGGCAGGGTCAACTCTTGGCTGTATCCTTTTATTAGTGATGGTTTGAGCGTTGGTTGTTCCGACTACCGCCCCGGTTGCTCCGTGAGCTGCAGTCAGGGGAAGATGAGCCTGAACCTCCTCTACTGTCCCCGCCGATAATACCAAGCCTACCCCCCTACCTGCGCTATGAGCAGCAGCAGTTGTATTGTCTTGCCATCTAGTAACTGTCAGCGAGTCTCCACTCCGGGCGGTGCAGAGAGCTACCTCTGTTTCGCAAGCCACATGGAAGTCGCCAGAGGTCGGAAACTTAGCTCCGTCACCTGTCTTCAGCACCCATGTAGTAACTACAGCATCAACCCCGGACGCTAACTCGGATATTGCAAAGTTCTTCACTTTCAGCATATTACTCTCCTGTTACGACTGTGACATTTCGTTTCTGCGTTGTAACCACATCTCCCCGGCGCTTCTGAGTAGTCAGAATATCTACCTGGCGGGCTGTGGTAGTGATTACTGTGACCTGCAGCTTCTTGCCTATCCAGGCTTGAAACACCGTAGGGTTGATCACCCCGGCAAGTGCCCTCACAAATGCAGGGCTTATGGTCATTGATGCCAGAATAACGCTAGGATTCTGCCCGCGACTGATGGCTTTTACGGACTCCGGGGCTATGGTAAGCGATGCCTGAATCACTGTCGGTGCAGTGATTTTCGCTAAGGCTTTGGCATACTGAGGAGTGAGATAGATGTTACCTTGCCTGACAGTTGGCGCTATCACTGACACAATAGCTGAAAGAGGGCTAGGAATTATAACAATAGCTCCACAGACTACCGTAGGCGCCACGACACCGGCTAGTGAGCTTGCGGGGTCAGGAGTAACATATACTGGAGTTTCAACCCCTACGATCGGCGGGACGACCTGTGCTATGGCGTGAATAGCTGTGGGCGTTATTGATAGTGAGCTTAGAACAATTACAGGGTTTGCGCCGGCAGCTTTGGCACTAGCAGGACTAGGCTTCACCGCCCCAAGAGCTACAGTCGGGTCAAGAGCCTTTGCTATGGCACGAATAAAGGTCGGAGCGTAAGTTATGTTTCCTAGCTTAACTGTAGGTTGAACCACTTGGGCTTTGGCCTTAGCGTATGCCGGGGTGATACTAACCGAGCCCTTTATGACTGTGGGCGCTACAACAGAAGCCTTTGCCTGAATGGGGATAGGAGTGACAGCCAGCCCTTCCTCTCTCACAACTCCATATACTGCGTTCCCGTATGTGGCCACCCCATAAAGCGCTGATGTTGTGATAGCTCTTTCAGTAATGGCCGTCGGTGCGACAACTGAAGCTATGGCCTGGGCAGGTGAGGGCGTAATGCTGACTGAACCTTCTACCAGAGCTACCGGGGCAACCACCGACGCTATGGCTTGACCTGGTGAGGGCGTAATGCTAACCGAGCCTAATACCTCTTCACTTCCCCAATCCAGCAGATGGTCTCTTTCGGTTTCATAGGTGGCTTTAAGCCAAGCTATAGTTCTAACTATGTTTGATATTCTAACTTCATCTATAGTCCCACCAAAATATCTTCCACTAAGGAAGTCCCCTATGTCTAAATTAGTTAAGTCAACAGTGTACCAAGTTTGTCCACTTGTTAGTGTTTTATCAAGTATTCCATTGTAATACCACTTTTGACTTGTTCCTGTTTTGTCATAAGTGCCAGCAAAGCAATACCATGTGTTATTGCTAAATATTGTGGTGCTCTTGGGGGTGAGTACTGAATATACATCAAATGCTAGATAGTATGTGCTCGCAGTAGCATACATTGGGCCAAATTCCATCTTCCCTGCTACCCAAGTTTGGCTAGCTACGATACCGTAGTTATATCCCGAAACAAGGGTCTTTGTGTGTTTTGCCCAAGCCTCAACTGTAATAGTGTCAGAGGAAAGCACACTCCCAAGGTTTATATCATCATCAGTTCCATCAAAAAGTTGTGCTTCGCTAACTTTCCCATTAGCATCTGTAGTAATTGCTGGCTCGGCTGCTCCCTTCTTAGTCCCATCTTTATTGTTAGAGGTACTATCATAGATTGCGCTTGTACTTGCTCCGTCCCTCATGTGATAGACAGCCTTGAAGTTAGCATCCCAGACATTCTCGGCAGGAGTAGAATTGGGGTCGCCTACATAATCAGTATTGTCGGCATGAGTGGAGTCATAGTAAAGGTAAAAGTCAGTATCGGTAGCACCAAGTATTGAGGGAGCTTTTACCCAGAGCCAAGCCTTCTCGTTGGCATCATCCCACTTCTCTATCTCTACGTAGCATTGGGTAGTACCATCTGAGGTCGTAACGGCAATCTTTTTTCGGTTGGCATCGCTCTGAAGTTCATCAAAGACAAAGGATAGGTCATAACCTCCCTTAATCTTATCGAAGAAACTGGTCAAACTGAGGTTAGAATAAGTTTGATAGATGGAAACTTGGTTATATCCATACGATATTACGATGTTGTAGTCTTTTGTGAAATTCGTAACACAAAGATGAGGGTCAGCGACATGGATACTGGTCGCAGCGATTTCAAAGTTGGAGCTTCTATGCCAACTTGCTGCAAGGCTAAGGTCATCTGAAAGACTTGCATAATCGGCCACAATCGTCCAGTATGTACCAGAATCTTCGCCATGTATGCTTAAAAGGCTATTCCTATCTGGCACATAAATTAGGTCAGGGTTTCCAGATGTAGGGATAACAGGTAGTGTGGAGAGATGGGTGTTCCAATTAAGGTCAGTTAAGTTGGAGTATGAATAACCAATCTGAAACTTCGTAGAATATGCTCCACTATCTGCCAGACCCTCAATGAGCATATGCCAAGTGCTCCCAACGATTGTTACTCCTACGTTATAGACAAGGTGATACCAGTCTGTAGCAGTAGCAGAATGAGTAAAGACAGGATTGCCACTGTTCATTACTGTCCAGCTTGTTTTGTTCGTGCTGCTGTATAAGTAAATATCCCCATTGGCAGCACCGTTTTGCACGAACATATAGTATGTTCCATTATGTTTCAAAACATAGGGAAGCTGGTATCCTGTGGGAATGTCCGTTAGAGGATTGCTTGCATACTTAGTCCACACTGCACACTTTGAATCTGTGGCATAGGCATATCCGATTTTTGATACTCCAGCATTGTAGCCACGATACCACATATCACATTGGCTGCCGTCCATTATTATGCTTGACTCTATTACCGCCGTCCCTTCCCATGTTTCTGTTGCAGTTAAAACAGGATTAGTTGATTCTGGAGTAAGCGTCACACCTTTCGCTGAGCCTGAACTCGCACTCAAATATGCCAGAATAGGAAAGTTAGTTAAATCAGCATCTATATCTGTCTGGTCAGTTGTGAGTTTTACTCGTTTAGCCCAACCTGAAAGCCATGCCATAAATACTCCTTACAAACAAGGGCAGGTGTTACCCTGCCCCTGCTTAACTATTAGGACTCTGCCAAACGCAGCTCGCAGTCCTCATGCATCCGAAAGGCGTAATTCGCAATCCTGTAGCGTGAGTGTTTGCCCACTAGACACGCTCCTGTCTGACACCAAATCCCAGTATGCCAGAACCAGACGGTTAGCCACTGTGGCATTGTCATCGGTTAATACCGCATACCTGGCGCCATTTCCTGATGCTGGAAGCGTCCCTGTAGCATTCCAGACGACATCCTTAATCTGGATTTTCCCCAAATGGTTGGTGTCATCTTCATTGATGTAGTCGAAGTCTGTAGCACCTGGCGTCAGCGAAAACCCACCACTGGTGTAGCCGTTGCCAGCAGCAATCTCCGTTAGGTCGCTCATTAGATTTGTAGTGGGCCCGGGCGCTACTGCCGATGTCACCAGCGCCACATAGAAGTTCGTTACCTCAGTGGTGTTCCTGAAAAGCCAATCCAGTGCCTTCCATTTTCCTCTGTTAGTCCAACCTACTACCCCAAACAAGGGCATTACAAGGGTCATAACCAACAGATGCCAAAGAGTGAGTAATCGCTTGTTCATGGTTTTACCTCCTTTAGTATTTCCAAACCTTTGGTTTGGTTATCTGTTCGAGATTCCTTTGATAAATAATGTACTGAGTGTTTATCCAAGTTTGGTACAGCCTGATGGAGTTTGGCACTATTTGCTCGCGCATCTTGTTGAGCCACGCCAGGGCAGCCTTAACGACAGTCCCCTCAACTACGACTTTTGCGAGGTCGGGGCTCAGTGTGGAGCTAGATTCGGTTAATTGGTGAACCTTGTTACAATACAGGTAGATGTTAGCTCCTGAAGTTGGCGTGGTGTCTTCGATACGTAAAGTGTTCCCAAAGATAGTAAAGTTTGGAAAATCTTGAGGGTCGCTGCCTATGGGATATTCCACCTCTACTACCTCGAATAAATCAGTGATAGAGCTAATGTCCACTTCCTTTGTGCCAGTGCTCACCTTTGTTTCCCTGGCCTCATAAGGACTCCGTTGTGAGACCTCGATCAGTACCTCCCCGATATGAATATTAAGTTCCTCATCGTCAAACTCAAATGGACTGCCTGATAAATACTCGTCTCGGAGTAATTGCCTCACTGTCGCTCGGATAGATGATATATTCTTTACCATGGCTCACCCCTTCACCGGCTGCAGGCAGTAATCCTTCAGCTCTTCCTCAGTCATTGAGTTTGCCATCTTGATGACGGCCTGTTTGTCCTTCACGCTCTTGATGGCGCTTTCCCCGTGTTTCTTGTAGGCCAGGGCCATACATGCTAAGGTTTTTTGAGATTCACTGGATGCTGGCAACGTTCACCTCCTTACCACGTTATTAAGCCGTGGCCGGCTTTTGTAAGTGCGTGTTTGAGTGTTACAACCTTGTGGCTCGGGTCTATCTTGAACTCTTTGGCATTGGGAGTGCAGAACACTATGGCACCATGCTTGGCGACCCTTCTTGCCTCTCTGACGACCCTTTCAGGGTTATCTACGTGCTCCAGGACATCACAGCACCAGGCAAACCCGAACTCTTTATCGGGGAATTTGAGGTTCTGGGCATCCATCTGAATAACACCATCCCCGCCTTGAATGTCTATGCCGGTATACTCCCCTAGAGGTTCAAGGTATTTTCGCCAGGGACTTTTCGGCCCGCAGCCTATATCAATTACCTTCTTAGGTTCGCATAGAGGCGGAATGAGGGATTGCCTGTAATCCTTGTCCCTTATTGCTTCCCAATTTTGAGGAGTCCATGTTCTCAGGTGGGCATCTGGTTCTGTTGCGACTTTAAGCAGCCTCTCAATTTCGATTAAGGTCGGTTTCCAGTATTTCTCCATGACTATTCGGTAGTCGTATTCGAGAGCCTTTTCGCGGGCTGCTACCTTTCTCTCTTCCAATTTCCCCGACTTCTTTTCCTGGTAGGCTTGTTCAAGGTATTCTAAAATCTCATCTGGATTAGCCGCGCCTTCCCAGGAACTCTGCTCGTCCCATTCCGGGCGCAGGTCCTTCAATATCCAGCCTCCGCCGCATAGTTCAGGTTGAGCCGTATTGTTTGAAACGATCACCGGCACACCACAACTTTGGGCCTCGATGATGGGTATTCCGAACCCTTCGCCCTTAGAAGGATGTAAATAAACATCGAGACTGTTGTACATATTGTTCATCGTCTCTTCGGTGATCCCCTCTACCTTCATTTCGGTTATTCCGGGGAAGAAGGTAATGTCCTGAATCATCAAACTTTGTCGTAGTGCTTCCAGGTCTCGCCCTCTTGACTCAAAAGCGTCTGTGTGGCAATACATGAGAACGTCATCATGCGATCTGCGGAACTTCTGAAGAGCCAGAAACATGGCCGTCCAGTTCTTTCTCTCCCTGACGTTCGTGCCGACTGAGCCGATAACAAACTTGTCAGTCCAGCCGAGTAGTTTCCGATGCTCTTTTCTGATCTCTTCGTCAGGACGGAAGGCATCGCAATCTATCATGTGGGGAACATAAAAGGAGTCTATCCCTAACCGTTCCATCTCTTTCTTGCCGTATTGGGACATGGCTATCGGCTTGTAAATTCCCTGGTGGTTATGAAGGACCTGGTAAACCCTCGGTGGCATGGGTTCATGGTCAACAGGAGTCCAGGGAAACCACTTCATTGTCGTTGGGAGGTCTTTCAATATCCAGATGTCCACCAACGTAATCAAGATGTCGGCTTTGAAGTGCTGGTAGATTCTCTCGGCATACTTCACTCCGTAGTCGTCATTATTATTGGGATAGATAGGTATGCCGTTCCACTGAATTAAGTTTCCACCTAACCCGAAATAAGCGAAGATGGCTGGCTCATGCCCCATTTCCTTAAGACATAAGGCGAGCCTAGCTGCTTGGATGCCATATCCAGTAGAGCAGAAGGGCGAATTTCCTGTTATCAGGACGCGCATAAACCTCCTTTACTGAGAGAGGGGAGCTTATGCCCCCCTCTCTTAATTAGCCAGATCAATTCGTTTATCCGTAGTCGAAGAATCTGGCGCCTAGTTCCTTGTCCAGAGTCTTGACACCGAAGAGCATATCAACCGATATTCGGTTGGTCTTAGCGGATGTGTCGCCATCGAAGGCAACACGACAGGAAATGCCCTTGTATGTTTCAACGCTGGAATTTACACCACCCAGGTAAGGCGCAAGAGGCGCACTGACCAGGGCAATGGCGTTCTTGTGGAAGGCCAGGTTGTTCTTGCTGGTCTTCTGGAATGTGACAACGGCGGTGTCAGCAATGGCACCATCGAAGCCCGGGCTGAAGGTGATTACGCACACTGTTGAGCCCACTGTACCCCCGGTTACGATGAGGTAGCCCTTGTCGCTGCCTACCACCTTGAACACATCGCCAGCAGCCACAACTTCTGCATTGGTCAGGGCAGAGATGGTGGCAGCCGTAGCCCCAGCAGCCGCAGCCCCACTCATCGCACCGGCAGCGTCCAGGACTAAGCTGGTGTACGTCGGTACGTTCTGGTCCATATACCAGTCTGCGCCGAACATTCTGCCGATGGAGTATTCGTTGATGGTGAGTGGTGACCCCCTCTTGTCGGCATGCAGAACGGCATCGAGCGGAGCATATCTGGCATAGGTTATCGGGTTCAAGACAACCCGCCTCTCGCTCGGTGGGACTTTCTGAAGGTCCAACTGAGCTACCAGGTTGACCAGGTCGCCAATAACTGCCGTAGTAGCAGTAGCTCTTGCGTGGCCGGCGAAGGTCTTATAGACAGCCTGGAATATCTGGTAGTCCACATTCTGAGCGTGTGCCCTCATCATCGGGTCGAGCACCTGTGTTCGGAAGTCACTGACGTTCAATGTCAGTTCCTGCGAGGTAATGGCAGCAGAAATATCGTAGAACTTGTCCAGAACTACCTGAACGCTCGATTCCACGACTTCCTGCGCAGCCACAGTCGTTGAGAACGCTGAAGCAGCGAAGGTTGCGGGTTTCCTGATGGTGACTGTGGCCCCTGCCTTCTGTTGAAATTCGGGAGAGAAGTCCCGGTGCACAAGGTTGGCCATCACCAAATTGTTTTCGAGTGCCAGCAACGCTTCTTTAGCAATGATGCTGGGCGTAAGTAATGTCTGAGTCATGTTTTCCTCCAACGGGGATTTCCCCGTTTAGATTATTGAGGAGTTTGTTTTTTCCGGTAGTCAGCATATTCATTCATCGGCAGTTTATCCAACTGCTCCTGAGTCAGCTTCCCACCGCCAGAAGTCGACACAGTTATAGGAGCGGTTGTCACCTTGGCGCCTTCGCCCCCGGGTGGTCGTTGTCCCGTGGTGCTCATGCGCTTGGCGTATTTTTCCAGCTGTTCCAGCGTGGTCAGGTTAAGGTCCTTCATGTCCTTTCTCAGCTCTTCCGGGTTGAGATCATACTTCGCTGCGATTTCGTAGACCTTCATTCCCAGTTGAGCCTCTTGCGTGGCCCTGACCGTCGCCTCCTGTTCAGCCTCTCGCCGAGCAAGGTCTTGCTCCCGCTTTTTAACGTCTTGCTCACGCTTGGCAAATTCAGCATCCCGCGTCTTTTGGGTTTGCTTCTTTTGCCAGGCAGCGAGCTTGTCAGGGTCTCGCCTCGCTTCTTCTAATTCGGCTTGCTCTCTTTGCCTTTCCCAGTCGGCTATCTTGGTTTTCTCAGCCTCAATAGCTCCCCTTTCGGCTGTGAGAGCAGCTTCCTTTTCAGATAGCGATTTGGCATCCCTGCCCGCAGCAGCAAGAGCATCGCTCTTCGCCTTTTGCAGCTCCTCTTCTGTGTAAGTTCTAGCTTGTTTTGAAGTAATCCCTTCGGCAACCTTAGAAGCCTGTCCAGGTTCCTGAAGAGAGTCCCCTGGGTTTCCTTTGGTTTCGTCCACTTGTACCTCC